AGGCTCTTGTGGTCGATGGAAAGGTGCGGTTTGGATTGAATCCGTTGGTAGGTTGGCAGTTAGGAAACGCGGCCGTACAGACCGATCCGGCCGGGAATCTGAAGGTGAGCAAGGCCAAGAGCACGGAACGTGTGGACGCGGTGGTGGCAACCATCATGGCCGTAGGCGTTCACATGGGCGAGAGCATGAAGCCCGCCGATATGCCCGAGATTTCCTTCTGGTGACGTATGGAAGCGACGGCCGCACTGCCCGAAATCAAGTTCCTCGATACCCGCATGTCCCGCTGGGATGACCTCGTGGCAATGGCCGGCGAGAGCGGCGTGAGGATCACGCCCGAGACGGCGATGAAGACGGCGGCGTACTTCGCCTGTGCTCGCGTGGTGGCCGAGACGGTGGCGAGCCTTCCGCTCCACCTCTACCGCCGGCTGGATGACCACAACAGCGAGCGGGCCAAGGATCTGCCGCTCTACAACGTGCTGGCCCGCAGGCCCAACAAGTGGCAGACCCGCTACGAGTGGGTCGAGCAGATGTGCCTGCATCTGGGCTTTTACGGCAATTCGTACCAATTCAAGGTGGCCGGCGACCGCGGTAGCGTCAGCGAGTTGCACCCGCTCAACCCGAGCGGCATGAAGGTGGTGCAAGAAAAAGACAAGTCGCTGTCCTACGTCTATACGGACCCGAGCACAGGCCGGCAGCAGGCGTACCGAGACGATCAGATCATGCACGTTCGGTATCTGTCGTTTGACGGCGTGCACGGGGAGGTGCCGGTCGAGCTCGGCAAGGATGCCATCGGCTTGGCTCGTGCCCTGGAGCAGTACGCCGCGACGTTCTACAGGAACAACGCCCAGCCCGGCATCATCCTGCACACCGACCAGGCGTTGCCCCGCGAAGTCCGCGAGCAGCTGCGTGACCAGTGGGAGAGTGCCCATCGTGGCCCGGCAAAGGCTGGCCGCACGGCGATCCTCAGCAATGGACTCAAGGCCGACAGTGTCTCGGCGACGAATCAAGAGAGCCAACTGGCCGAGCTCTGGATGCAGTCACTGCTGGCCATCTGCCGCGTGTGGCGGATGCCGCCGCACATGATTCAAGAGCTCGGCAGAGCAACTTGGGGGAATCTGCAGAGCGAGATGGTGTCCTTCGAGAAGTTCACCATCGCCCCGTGGCTGCGTCGCATCGAGGGTGCAATCGAGCGTGACGTTCTGCCCGAGGACGGTGACCTGTACGCCGAGTTCCTGGTCGAAGGGCTGCTGCGTGGCGACATCACGACGCGTTACCAGGCGTATGAGATTGCCCTGCGGAATCGCTGGATGACACCAGAAGAGGTGCGGATGAAGGAAAACCTTGGGCCGATGCAGTCGGACTCACCCGGCGAGGTTGAAGATACGCCAGGCGACGTGGCTGAAGACGTGGCCGAGGTGGCTGCCGGCGCGAGCGAGGATGAGCCAGGAGACACGGAGGACGATGCAAATGGCTGAACAGCACGACGGAGTCATGGTGGCTGAGCAGATCGAGCGCCGCGACTGGGAGTTCGCCGAGGACGGCGGTGCCGTCGTTGAGACCCGTGCGGACGGGCGGCCAGTGCTGACCGGCTATGCCGTTCGCTACAACACGCTGAGCGTGGACCTCGGCGGGTTCCGTGAGACGATCCTGCCGGGTGCCTTCGACAAGGTGCTCAACCGCCAGCGCGGCAAGGGCGACGTGGTCGCCCTGTTCAACCACGACCCGAATCAGCTGCTTGGCCGCACGTCGAGCGGGACGCTGGAACTCTCGTCCGACGAGAAGGGGCTGCGGTACTCCGTGGTTCTGCCCAACACGGAACTGGGTCGCACTATCGCGGAACTGACGGCCCGCGGCGATCTTCGTGGCTCATCGTTCGCGTTCACCGTGGAGCCACGCGGCGAGCAGTGGGCACCAGGCGAAGACGGCAAGCCGCGACGCTCGATCCGAGAGGTGTCTGGACTCTATGACGTGAGCGTAGTGACCCATCCGGCGTACCCATCTTCGACCACGAGCGTTGCCCGTCGAAGTTTGGAGGCGTGGCTAGCATCACAGGAGCCGGTCAGCGTGCCGGCTATGAATGCCAAGCCAGATATGCGGCCGGCAGCGGCTGCTGGTCTGCGGCTTCGTGCTGCACGTCTCAGGAGCTTTTTGCGTGGCAAAACCGGGTGATATCTGCCCGCAGTGTGGCAAGGGACGCGTGCGTACCCGCTCCAGCGTGCAGGCCGGCGAGCACTCGCAGGTGCGGTACATCGAGTGCCAGTGCTGCACGTTTCGGTCCAAGCAAGTCGTGCCAGCGGAGTACGTCTGCCGTCGTGCTTTTGTAGATACAAACTCCCGGCGAGGTTAATCGGCATTGGTGCCGTAGTGTGAACGACAGACACGGACTGTCACCGTTCACAACTACGGAGTGCCAAGGATGGCCAGCCAACTCACCAAGCTTCAGGACCGGGCCGCTGCTGTGGCCGCCATGCTCGACGATCTCTCGAAGGTCGAGGAGCGCTCCGCTGAGCAGGTCGCCGAGATGGAGAAGCTGGCCGGCGAAGCCGAGCAGCTCGAGAAGGAGCTCTCCCGCGAGCACGCCATCGCCGAGCGGATCACCGCCCTGCGTGGCAAGGTGGCTGCGACTGCGAAGCCCGTCGAGGTTGCGGCCGTTCATGCGGCCCCGGCCCCGGCTGCCGAGCGTTCGCTGAGCGGCAAGGCCCGCCACTTCCGTTCGTCCAGCGACGCTGAGGCGTGCGGCCGGTGGATTCGTGGCTACGTTCTCGGCCGTGCCGAGGATCGTTCGTGGTACGAGAAGAACGTCGAAGCTCGCGCCCTGTCGCCCAACGACAACAACAAGGGCGGCGTGTTCATCCCCGACACCTTCGCCTCGACGGTCATCCGGCTGGTGGAGTCCTTCGGTGCGTTCCCGGCGCAGGCCAACAACCTGCAGATGACGAGCGACACGCTCTACATCCCGCGTCGGGTGAGCGGCAACACGGCGTACCACACGGGCGCCAATGCCGAGACCACCGTCACGGACATGGGCACCGACAACGTGATGCTGTCGAGCAAGGAAGTCCGCGTCGGCACCCGCGTCCCCAACCAGCTGATCGACGATTCGGCGATCGACCTGGCCGGGCTCGTGGCCGAGGAGTTCGCCCTGGCCATCGCTAGCCGGATCGACGAGGACGGCTTCATCGGCACCGGGGCCAGCCTTTACGGTGGCATCCGTGGCATCCAGTGGAAGTTTGAGAACGAGACGCTGACGGCTGGCATCAACGACTCGTCGCAGTCGGCGGTTACGGCCCTGACGGTCGATGACTTCCTCGCCACCGTCGCCAAGGCTCCGACCTACGCGACCCAGAGCCCGACCTGCGGCTGGTACTGCACCCCGCAGATGCACGCTCTGGCGATGCAGTCGCTGGCCCTGGGCGGCAACGGTGCCCTCGCCAACGAGGTGCTGGATGGTGCCCGCCGGCCGACGTTCCTCGGCTGGCCGGTGTTCCTCAACAACGTCATGCGGAAGACGGCCTCGGCCGGCCAGTGCGTGGCGTTGTTCGGCGACCTCAAGCGGTCGAGCCACTTCGCCCTGCGGCGTGCCGTGGCGGTGCGGGCGAGCACCGACCGCTACATCGAGTTCGACCAGACCTACTTCCAGGCCACCGTGTCCTATGACGCTGTGACCTCGGACGTTGGCGACGCTTCGACGGCTGGCCCGGTCGTGGCTCTCATCCTCTGAACCTGACCCCACACTCAAGGAACTAGCGACATGAACCACGCGGCCAACGGAAAGTCCGTCATCTCGATCAGCCCCGGCGTTGCGGGCGTTGCCTCTGCTGGCACGCACACCGTGGCGATCGACTGCCTCGGCTACGACTCGGTCAGCATCGACGTGTGCTACCGCTCGCTCGCCAACACGTCTGCCCCCAGCGTCGTGACCATCAAGCACAGCGACACGGACGGCAGCTACGGCACGATCTCGGGTCTGATCCAGGGCACCGACTACTCGCTGGCCGGCGTCGGCAATACCGCCACGGTCAACGTGACGCGGTTCGAGGTGTCCACCAAGGCTCTCAAGCGGTATCTGCAAGTGGCGGTCACGCCGTCTGCGGATGCGACGGCGAACGGCACGAACAACGACATCGTCGTGGCGGCCCGGCTGGGTCGTGGCGAGGTGGGCGTCGATTCGGCGTCAGATGCGAACGTCACGAATCGAGTGGTTCTCGGCTGATCGAAGACGGTAGAACGACAACTCCAACGAAGGAGGAGCCGTGGGCGCGGCGACTTCGGCGGTGGCTGGCGTAAAGCCTGCCATCATTCAGACCGGCAGCGGGCCGATCCGATTGCACTGTGCTATGTCAGTGCCTCGGCTCGGCTGGCAGGATCACATGTTCTGCTGGGCTAGGGGCCTGGTGCCGTACGGCATTTCCCCCATTCGCCTTGAAGGGGCGTTTTGGGGGCAGTGCCTGGAGCGGGTGCTCACCGACATCGTCGAGAGCGACACCGACCCGAAGGCGCCGCCGCTGTGGATTTGCACGCTCGACTACGACAGCATTTTTGAGCAGGACGCCGTGCCGCGTCTGCTCACCTATGCCGTGGCCAGCGGGTTTGATTTCGTCGCGGCCGTGCAAATGAAACGGCGTACGGACGAGCCGCTGTTCACGATGGTGGCGGATGGTGGCGAACGCGTGGCAGAGGTGAGCCGGGATCACTTCGTCTACCACAACGTCATCCAAGCCAACACAGCCCACTTCGGATTGACGATGCTGAAGGCAGAGGCATTGAAAAAGATGCCTCACCCGTGGTTCATCGGCAAGCCCAACGAGGCTGGCCGGTGGGAGGACGGGCGTATTGATGACGACATAGCTATGTGGCTCGCGGCCCAAAAGGCCGGCCTCAAGATTGGCGTTTGTCCGCGTGTCGCCCTTGGGCATGCGGAAGTGTGGATCAAGTGGCCCGACCAAAACATGCGAGCGAGCCTGCAGCACCC